ATCAGTAATACTCGACGCATCCGGCAAACCGATCAAGCGCGCCGAGTTGACCGAGCCGCAGACCTCTCGCCTGGCGCAACTGCACCGTGAATTCGCCAGCCATCCGTCGCGCGGTTTAACGCCGGTCAAACTGGCACGCATTCTCGAAGCTGCGGAGCAAGGCGATATCCGCTCGCAGCACGAGCTGTTCGCGGACATGGAAGAGAAAGACGCCCACATTCACGCCGAGATGGGCAAGCGCAAGCGCGCGCTGCTGACGGTGGATTGGGACATCGTGCCGCCGCGCAATGCCAGCGCCACCGAGCGCAAGCTGGCAGGTTACGCGAAGGAATTGATCCAGGACGTGCCGAACTTCGAAGATGTGATCCTGGACGCGCTGGACGGCATCGGCCACGGCTTCAGTTGCCAGGAGATCGAGTGGGAGCGGCTGGGTAGCGAATGGCTGCCCAAGGCGCTGCACCACCGCCCGCAGGGCTGGTTCCAGACCGACCGCGAGACGCGCACCGAGATCCGCCTGCGCGATATGTCGCTGGACGGGCAGGCCCTGCAGCCGTTCGGCTGGATCACCCACGTGCACAAGGCCAAGAGCGGCTACATCGCCCGCGCCGGACTGCACCGCGTGTTGTGCTGGCCGTACCTGTTCAAGAATTATTCGGTCGGTGATCTGGCTGAATTCCTGGAAATCTACGGCCTGCCGCTGCGCCTGGGCACCTACCAGGCTGGTGCGTCCGACGAAGAAAAATCCACGCTGCTGCGCGCGGTGATGAGTATCGGCCACGATGCCGCCGGCATCATCCCGGAGGGCATGGCCATCGAGTTTCAGGAGGCCGCCAAGGGGTCGCCCGACGCGTTCATGGCGATGATCGACTGGTCCGAGAAGAGCGAGAGCAAGGCGATCCTCGGCGGCACGCTCACCAGCCAGGCGGACGGCAAGAGCAGCACCAACGCGCTGGGCAACGTGCACAACGAAGTGCGCCACGATCTGATGGTGTCGGATGGCATCCAGCTGGCGGGCACGCTGACACGCGACCTGGTGTATCCGTTGCTGGCGCTGAACAAGGGCGGCGTGGATGACCGCCGCCGCTTGCCGCGCTTCAAGTTCATGTTCGACGATAGCGAAGACCTCGGTGTGCTGGCCGATGCGCTGCCGAAGCTGGTCGGCATCGGCATGAAAATTAAAGCGGAGTGGGCACACGAGCGCGCGGGCATCCCAATGGCGGAAGAAGGCGATGAGGTGCTGGGCGTGCCTAAGCAGGGCACAAAACAAGGCGCGCTCAAGGCCGCTGCGCTTAGCGCGAACAACAGCGCAGGCGATCCATTCCCCGATCAGACCGCGCTCGATGCCACGATCGAGGCGATCGCGCCGGATCTGCTGCAAGGTCAGGCGGTGGCCGCGCTCAAGCCGGTGCTGGAGATGATCGCTGCATCCGCCGACTATGCCGAGGTGTTCGACAAGCTGGCCGCGACCTTCCCCACGATGGACACGCTTCAGCTCGAAGAGACGCTGGCGCGCGCCATGTTCGTGGCCGAGGTGTGGGGGCGGTTGAGTGTAAATGGACAAGGTTGATCTCTCTGCCGTCTTCGGCCTGCCGCCCGAGCAGGCCATCGAGTACTTTCAGTCCAAGGGCTACGCGATCACCTGGAGCTGGCGCGACCTGTGGCAGGAAGTGCAGGCCAAGTCGTTTACCGTGGCCAAGGTGATGAACAGCGATATTTTGGACGATATTCGCGGCGCGCTGGACGATGCGTTAAACAACGGCACCACCTTTCGCGATTATGAGAAAAATTTAACGCCCATCCTCAAGGCGAAAGGCTGGTGGGGTAAGACCGAGCATACCAACACCATCACCGGCGAGGTCAGCACCGCGCAGCTGGGTAGCCCGCGCCGCCTCAAGACGATCTACCAGACCAATCTGCAAACCGCCTACATGGCTGGGCGCTACCGCTCGATGATGGAAAGCGCGGACAGTCACCCGTATTGGCAATATGTGTCTGTGCTGGACGGACGCACCCGTCCGATGCATCGTGCGATGAATGGCCGCGTGTTCCGCTGGGACGATCCGTTCTGGCATACGCACTACCCGCCCAACGGATTTAACTGCCGCTGCCGCGTGCGGGCCATGACGGCAGATGCGGTCGCGCGCGATGGCATCACGGTGCAGTCGTCCGATGGGAAGCTGATCGATCACGATATCCAGATGCGTGGCGGCAGCACGGTACAGGTTAAGGCGCTGCGCGTGAAGGTTGACGGCCAGGACAAGCTGTTCGCGCCGGATGCGGGCTGGAGCTATAACCCCGGCGAAGCTGTATTCGGTAACGATATCGAGGTGATGCGCAAGATCAGCGCGGTAAAGGAGCGTGATATTCGCGTGCAGGCGGTGCAGGCGATCAACAACTCTGAGCTGCGCCACCAGGTGTTTGTGAACTGGGTGAATAATGCGCTGGCCAGGCGCGCGCCTGGGCACGATATACAGGTGGTCGGATTTGTGTCCGAAGATATCGCGGATTTTGCCAGGGCCAACAATGGCGGGGCAGATGCGGCGCGCGTGCTGGTGCTGCCGGAGAAACGACTGATACACGCGGACAGCTCAAAACATCAGGGCATCACGCTCACACTGGAGGAATACCAATCGCTGCCGCAGGTCGTCGCCAACCCGGATGCCGTGTACTGGGACAAGCTGCATCAGAATCTGGTGTACACGGCCAGCGATGGAAGCGGCGGGTTGATCTATATCCCGGTGGACGCGGCGGACAACGTCAAACCACACGGCAAGCTCGACGCAATCGTGAACGCCTACAGGTTGGCATCAACGAATGACGGCACGGGGAGATTGAAAGACGTGAAGCGTTTCGTGAAAATGGAGTGAAGGCCGGCGGCGGGACTCGAACCAGCATAATTCGCTGCGGTGCAGTTTAGCCATTACCCATCGGCGGACAGCCGACCTTGCTGGCGGGGATTATAGGAGGCATCATGTTTGAAATCAAGATCGACGACCGTGCGGTGATGGGTTTTCTTGCCCGGCTGGAACACGCCGGGCAAGATATGTCGCCGGTGATGCGTGCGATCCGCACCGAGCTGCTCAGTCAAACCGAGGCCAACCTCGCAGCCGAAGGCAGGCCAAAATGGCAGCCGTTGCAACCATCCACTGTTGCGATGCGCACTAAGCGCGGATCGTGGCCGGGCATGATCATGCAGGAAAGCGGCCAGCTTGCCGCCTCGTACACGCCCGGCTCCGACGCGGTGAGCGCATGGATCGGCAGCAATAAAAAATACGCGGCAATGCAGAATCTTGGCGGCAAGACCAGCCCGCGCAGCATGATCCCGAACAAAGTCATTGCGGCGCGGCCATCACTTCCCATCACCGGCGCGGGCAACCTGCAGCCCCAAGCCGTTGATGCCGTCACCCGGCTGCTGATCGGGCATTTCGGCGCGACGGCGACGGGTAGTTAAAACAGCCCAAAAACACAAACCCCAAAAAACGCCGCTGTGGCGTTTTCTCCCCCCATTAAGCGCCCGATGTAGCCAAAATTCCCCCGCGCGGTTTCTAACGGGGGTCTAACGGCCTCCTTGGGCGTTTTTTTACGGTTATCAGAGTGCGTGTTTGCATTAACTCCCTGCTTTGCATTTTTCCGGGGGTCTGTTAGTGTAAAAAAGAGTTTGTAATTCTTCCCCCGGAACCTCTTCCGTCTTAACTCTCTTTGTCGCCTTCGCCAGAATGGCGACCATGAAATCCAAAACCACCAAGCACCCCCGTTCGCAATCGGTCGCCTTCGCGGCCTGTTCGTTCGCGCTTGATGCCAACGGTTATGTGCAGCTGCTGCCCGCCGGAGAATTCCGTGCGCGTGATGGCCGCCCGACCGAGTGCGCCGCCTGGCTGACCAATGCCGAGATCGCAGCCAAGCTGATCGCCGACATTGCTGCCCTGGCTAACCCGGTGGTGATCGACTACGAACACCAGACCATCTTGTCATCCGAGAACGGCCAGAAAGCGCCTGCGGCCGGTTGGTTCACTGCCGAAGGG